CCAGCGAAACAGCGACTGACGAAATGCTTCGGCTTATGGGCGTGCTTCACGGTTGTTGCCCTTTCGCTTTCGCGATGATGGCGCGAGCAAAGTCCAGATCATCGTCATCGGCCATGGGATGCGCGAGGCGTTCCAGCGCGGAGAGAAGATCTGGGGCGGATGCGATTAAATGGGCGGCGGCAGGATCGAAAGTCTTCGCGTAATGGTTGCCCTGATTCGTGATGATGACGAAAAAGTCGTCAACTTGCGTGATTTTGAGCGGGAAAGGTCCGGGGGTATGGGTTTTCATGGGTTCAGGCGTTGGTGGTTTCGCGCTTAAAGGTTTCGGCAAACGACTGACCTTCAGATTCGCCAGTTTCTGTGCCTCCGAATTCGATGATTTCGCGCTGACCGTCGTCGAGTTGGCGCGTGAATGCGTCCCAATGTCCGCGAGCGTCGCAATGCGCGATATGGCATGAGCGGTGCAGCACGCCGGCAAAAGCGGTGAAGAAGTCCTGTCGAACGGATTCGACGGCATCGTCCATTTCGATGGCGCGGAGAAGATCCGCATCCATGCGGGACAGGGTCATTTGGGGAAGGATGACTTCGACGGCGAAGTCGCGTGCGTCGGCCCAGATTGACTGGTAAGCGTTCGTTCCTAGCCACAGGGAGCCGTCCTGAAATAGATGGTATTTGGATGCGTCTGATGATTCGTCTTCGCGAAATGAGTCTGCAATATCGTCCGCGAAAGGCGCGAGAGTTTCGATGAGGTCTTGTTCGTCATCCGATAGAAACGAATCCATGCGGTAATTTTGTCGGATGTAAGCAAGCGCGGATTGCGGGAGCCGGTCAGCGTGAAACGATAGCAGGATCGTCTCGCGTGCAATGATGCGTTCAAGGATGGGGAGCAATTTTGGATTCATGATTCGTGATTTATTTTGAGGAGGACTTATGGCCTACCCTTTCGCAGCACGCCTTGCGGCATGATGCGCGTAGGATAGGTCAATCAGTCGAGACTTGACCAGAGGGCGGAGCCGCGAAGGCCGCTATAATGGACTTCGTAACGCGGAGGATTGGCAACGCCTACCTCGCGCCAAAGGTTAAGTTGCTGGCGCGCATAGGCGACGGCTTCCGATTCGGTTTTTGACCAGTGGTCCAATAGCGGTTTTGAGCCGCTCGCGAGACTTGTTTTCATGACGTAGTAATTCATGGATGCGCGGGGATAGATTAAGTGGTGAAGATATGCGCCATGCTGCCGTCGGGGAGCGAACCGCTGACAAAGGAGCGGTTCCAAAAATTAGTCTCGCGGGGCGTGCCTTTGGCTGAATCTTCATCTAGGAAACGGAGAACTAAGGCCATCACCGCCGCACGGTGGATATCGTCACCGCTTAAACCATAGTCCAGCGGAATCACGATGGAACCACGCGCACACTTTGCTTTGATGCGCGAGCCTTTTGATTCAGTCGCTGACAGGAATTTGGTTTGGATTGATTGCATGGGATTGGATTTGATTGGATGGATTGAAGGCACGCCGCAAACTACCGTTTCCGATAGCTTGACGCGTACCGTCAACCGACAACAAAACCGCTTGTGTCGGTCTTTGCTTTGCCCTTGGCGGTCAGGCCGACGACGACACCTTTAGGATCCAGAAAACGAAGGTCGTTTTCGTCTCCGTTTATTACGGGAAAACCTTGCCAGTGTGTCGGCAGTACTTTGCTGCGGAAAACGACCGCCACATTACCGCCACGTTTGAGAATTGAAACGCAGTCGTTTTCGTTGGTTTCTGAACGGGAAAACGTGAGGTTGTAATTCTTGGGCAAAGTACCGTCTAGGAAGGCGAACATGCGCGCCACGTTTTTTGTGTAGTCGTAAAATTGAACACCTTTGAACGCTTGAATGATGCCTTGACGCTCCCATCCAATGTCTGACGTACCGTTTAAACGCACCGTTGGCGTGGCGTTTTCTTTGGTACACTTGGCGACTAATTTTGACACGTTCGATATCAGCGTGGCCACAAAAGCGTTTTTGTTGGTGACGTAAAAACGTGTTTTGTTGATGCGTGCTGTTTGAACGCTAGTGAATGCGCCACGTCCTGCAGAATACAGACAAGCGGCGCGGCATGCTGGCGACGCATGCGGACAAACATTTACGACACCGGACACCGAAGCAGGCGCAAGGTATAGGATTCCGGTACGGTAGCCTTTAGATTGCCCTTTGACGGTCTTAGCGTTGGTGTCGATGGATAGGAGGTTTTTAGCCATGGGATTAAAATTGGGATTTGAAGAAAACGAAGAAGAAGGCGTAACCGGCGACGGCGTAGGCCGTGGCCACGAAGAGGAAGGAGAGGAGTTTGCGGCGCATGGGATTAGTAGTTTTCAATGTCGTACTTTGCGTTTCCAAGAAAACGGTCTTCCGCTTGCAAGATAGTGTCTGCCTTGTTCCGGCTGCCGAATTGCCAAGCAACGTCAACGTGCATTTCGTCGTCAACGGTTGAGACAATGCGGTAACGGTACTGGCCGGAAGGAGTCTGTTCGATTTGAAGTGTTTTCACGGTTTGAGCGGCAGCGGATTGGCGTTGCTCCAATTCTGCGCAGTAAGCTTCGGAAGCGGCCATTGCCAAGTGGATTGCCATGGCGGCGGCGGCAGGGTTGCCTTGCTCCGTTGCGATCTTGCCGAACGCTTTGGATGCGGCAGATAGGTTTGAATGGCTTGTCATCTTCGTTTTCGTTGGTGTTTTCTGCGCCGCCCTTGCGGTACGTTCATTTTACACGCTACCAAAGAAGAAAGAAGATTTATTTTCATTTATTTTCAAGGTAGGCGGAAGGCACGGAAGACAGGGGGAAAGCAAGATAAATCGAAAGAAAAGTGAAGAAAAGTGAAGTGAAAAGCCCCGCTGTCCTTACCCTACTTTCAAATCAAAGCCCGGATTTTAACGATAAAGTGGCGTACAAGATGTAGTGGTGTCGGATTTTGGGTATACTATATGTAGTGGTGTCATAAGACTTGCTTAGAGGTACCTTGCAAAGCAAAGTAGCGTCGTGACTCAAAAGGAATGGAACCAAGCAAAAGCCCTTTACCTGTCAGGTAAGACTTGGAAGGCAATTGGAAGCGAATTGAAACTAAACTTTGCAACCTTGACCAGCAAAGCAAGCAAGGAAGGAATCACCAAGGTGAGGAAGGAAATGAGGAATACTATTTCCCATAAAGAAACGGTTTCTATTGAAAGCCTGTCTGCAATTGTTCGAAGCAAGCTTGCCGCTGATGCGGCATCAACATTGGAACGAATAGACTCTTACGACCTAGACGGGATAAAGGACGAATCAACACGGGAGCAAATCCTCGGGAGCGTGGCGAAGCGATCAGCGCTTGTGTTTGGATGGAGTGAAGGTAACGAATCGACCAGCGTTTCAATAAACCTCCTTGGTTCAATGCCTGACAAATTGTTCCACGTGGAACAGAGCGTGAATCCCGTTTGAAGTGAATATAACTAGTATTGTGCAACGGTAGGTAACTTATAGTCAGGATAAGTAAATCTAATGGGGCAAAAGGATTGTTTTTCCTAGGATTGGCACGCTTTGTGAGGCAAAGTAGGGCACCCCCTTTTAGGGGCGGCTTCGTTTACGATACCCCCCTCAAAAATTTTCCGTCTTTTTGACCATGTTAAGTAAAATTAAAATTGGTCAAGTTATTTCTCTCAATCAAGCTGAAAGGAAGTTGGCCCACTTTGTGGCTAAGAATCGCAACGGCAATAATCGTCATTTCAACACTACGAACTTAAAGATAAGCACGGATGACCCTGCGACGGTGGATCTGGAGGGCGTATGCGGCGAGATAGCCTTCTGTAAGCTATTTAATGTCTACCCCGACATCGACACGGATCGCGAGCCTCCGCATCCGCTCTACGACGCGATTATCCCGCCCATCCCACCGGGCATTCGCATCGATGTAAAGACGACCAAGTACGAGCATGGCAAGCTACTGGTCGATGCGCGCAAAGGCTCGAAGACCGATGGCGTGGATTTCTACGCGCTGATGACGGGTCAATTCCCCGGTCCGTATACGTTCCGGGGATTCATCGCGAAGGAGCATATCATCCAGCCGCATAGAATCGGAACGCTCATCAAAGGATTCAAAACGTACATGGCAGATCAGAGCGAGCTAACGGACGAGGTAACTATATTCTAATTGACTCGTGTGGCGCTATTATGCGTCATTCCGGGCATCGACCCTAAGCAAGGCGGAGGCTTGGTCAGCCATCGCAAAACTGTCTAAGCGGCAATGACGCTCCGCATCGGTCAGCGCGTAGGCTAGTCCGCCGTCGTTTGATGGATGGATAGAATGGCCTACCAAATGCAGATAACGTCGGTTTAATTTTTTCTCAATATGGCTTGTCCTAATGTCTTCAACGCCTTCGCCGTAGCGACTGAGTCGCTCGCGCAGGACGTCTATAAACGCGCCTCGTATCGCTCGATGTGGCTCAATATGATTGAGCGCGGAGAGTATCCTCAAGGTACTGGCTTGACCCAGACCTCGTACAACACGACCAGCATCGAGCCGACTTCGGCTGAGGAGTGGTCGGCCATTACCCTTGCGAGCGGTAACCCCGGCGACAACGGCGGCGCTTGCGATGTCACCTATAGCGAGGTTCCGGTTGGTTTTAATTCCGTCACTTGGAGTCCTGAGCGTTTCGCGCTGAAAGGCCCGTTGCTGTGTAAGGATGACCTGACCTATGACCACCGCGTCGAGGCGTTCTTGCGCGTGTACTTGGAGAAGCTCTCGATCCGCGCTCAGCGTTCTTGGGAGACTCGCTATCAGAATACGTTCGCAAAGTTCGCGATCAAGGCTGTGGCCGACTCGTCCTTTACTCAGGTCGAGACGATTCCCTCTGGCGTGAATGAGTTCCCGTGGATTCAGACCGGATCGGCTGGTCAGGCGCTCAATCAGTCTACCTCTGAGTTGACTCAGGAGATGCTGGATGTCGCGGCTGCTACGCTGATCCGTAACGGTGCTACGAATCCTGATAGCTCCGGTTTCATCTCATACAGCAGCGATGGTCCGGTATTTCCGCTATATATCGGCTTGGAGGCTTCGCAGCGTATCGCTCAGAACAACCCGGCGTTCCGCGATGACTTGCGCTTCGCTGATCAGGGCAGTGGCGCTGGAGCGGAGTTGCTCAAGCGGATCGGTGCGAACCGGGTGATTAAGAACTATCGCCATGTGCCGAATCTGTTCCCGCCCCGCTTCACTTATGCCGGTGGCAAGTACACGCTGGTTCAGCCCTTCACCAGTTCGAGCGGCACCAAGGGTACTGTGTTCAGCGTCAATTCGAGCTGGACGACCGCTCCGTACGAGGCTGCGTTCATCGTGACTCCGTATGTGTTCAAGAGCCACATCGTGCGGCCCGTGAATCGGGTTGGCGATCTGAGCTGGATGCCGACCAACTACATGGGCGAGTGGCAGTGGGTGACTGGTGCCTATAAGTTCAATACGGACTGCGAAGATCCGTTGGAGAAGAAGGGTCAGCATTATGCTGAGTTCGTTCATGCTTCGGAGCCTATATTCACCAACCAAGGTATGACCATCATATTCCGTCGCTGCACCGGCGCGCTCACACAGGTCATTTGTAGCTGATTTCCTCAGCAAAACGCAAGAATCCGCAGGTCCGAAAGGGCTTGCGGGTTTTTTGTTGCCATCGTTCAGTTTTGTCCTATTTTTACTCCGCATGGACAACGAACCAAAACGTGGCGACGTACGCGAGGATGGGCGTGTTTGCTGGGGTTACACTTGGAAGGACAAGGATGGAAACAAGCGGTATCAGTGGCTAACTCCTGAACGATTTGCGGAGAAGATGGCCAACGATAAGGAGCGTCTGGTCAAGTACGCCGCTGAAAACACGGCAGTTATTCGGCTCAAGCAGGCCGAGAAGTACGAGAAGGGCAAAGAATACTACAAAGCCAAATCGAATGAAAATCATGCCAAAAACCGAGAGCGTAACAACAAGCGGAACTCTGAGTATCAGCGCAAAAACGCTGAAATTCTAAAACAGAAGCACAATGAGTACCGCGCCAATAATCGAGAACGCGCTCGACGCTGGCAAAAGCGATATAGCACGGCAAACCATTCCAAGATAATCGACAAGCTCCGTGAGCGCCGCCGGAACGACCCAATGATGCGGCTCAAGGACGCCATTCGAGGTTCGATTCGTGCGTATATTGGCAGTAAGAAGACGCGACGGTCGGCCACGTTCGAGATTGTCGGCTGCACTCCCGACTTTCTGCGTGGTCATTTGGAGAGGCAGTTCAGGGATGGAATGACGTGGGAAAACTACGGTCCGTACTGGCATGTCGATCATCGCATTCCATTGGCCAGCGGAAATTCGCCAGAGGAGGTTATGGGATTAAGCCACTGGACAAACCTGCAACCGCTGACCGCATTCGAGAACATTTCCAAAGGATCAAAATTGGTGTTGCCCGATGAAAGTCCTGAGCTAGGGTTGCATCGGTTGAATCAATAGGTTGAATGTCTTGTAAAGCGCCTTATTGTGAGGCACCCCGTCACTGGCCCGAAAAGTTAGTGGCGGGTTTTTTATTGCCCGTTATCGCTTAGACATTGACATCCCAATGGGTCGCGTAATGCTCCCCATATGCCGTCATTTACGATTCCAAAAGGCGTAGAAATCCCCGAGAACCTTGCGGAGGGCGAAGCGTTCCAGACTATGGCGACTATCGTTCTTGGTAAGGGCGGTAAGGCGGAGGTCATCGAGATTGATGGTGTGGCCATTCCCGGATACGAGAAGAAATCCAAGGGCAAGAAGCTGGCCGAGCGCGGTGAGGAGGAGGAGATGGAGATGGAGGAGGGTGCGACTCCCGGCGGCGGTGGATTTATCGCCGAGGTGATG